TTGTAAATATCGTGAATACTTTTATTTACCATATTCTTTGCAACAGTTTGAATACCTCGCGAACTAGAAAAGTTGCTTGAAGTAAGTTCAGGCTCGTTTAGCTCGTTTAGTATTCTATTTGTTAACTGTAAAAAAGTAGCCATTATTTTCCCTATGTTGAAAGTATGTAAAGTGAGAGAGAAGAAAAGCCCTCTCTCTCACTGAACATATATTAAGCGAAGGTGACTTTCTGAGCTTCGTTTCCACCAAGCCCGTCATAGTCAGCAACGATTGCCCAAACGCGAATAACAGCGTTAATTGCTCCCGTTGCAACCACAACGTCAATCGTGTCAGCAGCGGTATAGTTACCGTAGCCAATCGACGTAGTGCCTTGCGAACCCGCACCAGCTTGAGCGCGAATCGGAACAAGGTTAGTATTGGCAATAGTCTGAGCCGAAATATAACGGTCCACATCATCGCCGTCACCCAAAGAAACAGTACCGCTGTTTCCTGCCGTGTCAGCAGTCATTACCTCGATTCCGGCAGTAACGACATACGTATTCGCAGCAAGTTCGATACATTCAAAGACATCATTTGCCGCGTTAGTCGTAGAACTGAAATCTACAACTACACTAAGCAATTTAACGTCTACAGCGTTAGCGGAGACACCAGTATTGCCGCCACCCGTAATGGTATAAGTAGCCATGTTCTAGTCCTCCCTTTAACTATCCAAGTCCATCAGACCCTTGAACACGCCCTTGAAGCCCGTGCCGCTGCCCTTGAGAACCTTACGTCCGAAAACGTGAAGGCCACGAACAACGTCAGCGAAGCTATCAGGATCGCGAATCACTTCCGTCTTGGCAATGTGCGAAGCCGTAACAACCGCGCTCTTATGCCCGTACAGAATAAGCGTCTGACCACTTGAAGAAGATGAGCCAAAAGTGTGCGAAGCTGCCGAACCCGTGGAGCCAACTGCAATCGCGTTAGTTTGATACAGATCAAAACCGTGAAGCGGCCTGTCCGTAACTTTGCCGTTCAGAAGCGGAGAACCGCCACCCGTGACCGACGCATCCATAATCTTGGACGATGCGCCACGCAGTACTTCGTAGAACTGCGGCGGGGCAACAAGCCAACGGTTTTCTTCTGGAACGTCGTTCTCGTCAAGATTACGAGCAGCTTGTGCAACGAGATCAGCGACCTCATCACCCGTGTTAGCTGAAGTGCCTTGCGTATTCAGCGTACCGGACGAAGCAGCGGCGTTGTCGTAAATGTTCTTGAGAACGTTGTAGTCGAAAGCTTTCTTCAAGCTGTACGCACCAGACGAAGTAGCCAGCGCCTCAAAGTTAAGGTGGCTGTGACGCTCTTCGATGTCGTCAACTTTGAAAGCAAAGTAGTTGCCCTGATCGACGGTCAACTGAATTTGATCGTCAGACAGGTCTTCCGTATTCACGGTAGTACCGCGAGCATAATCGCGAACCGTAATTGCAGGTTCTTTGATAATGTTCACAGTATCGCCAAAGTTTTCAATTTCTCCAGCGTAGTCGGTGTTGGTAATCGCTTCAGCAACCGACGCACGGCGGAAAAACTTGAGAACTTTTTGGCTGAAAATAGTGGGTACAAAATTACCTGACGGTAGATTCTGATAACCACTAGCGCGAGTAAAAGCCATTTCGGTTTCTCCTTACTATGGTTAAAAGTTAAATTGAATCAACAATACGTCCCTCACGGGAAGCAGCGTCAATGTCTTTCTCGTATTTCTCAAATTCCCACGGTTTAAGCCGGGAGATTTCCTCTACTGTCCAGACTTTTTTGTCTGGTCCTAGAGTTTCTAAGCCTCGATTTGATGCTGTGCGTGTTACAGCTTGCGCTGCTTCTGCACGTTGATTCCCTTTAGAACCAGATCGCCTCGACTTAGTAGTGGTCTGACCAACATCTGCTTTATACAGATCGATTACTCTTGCGGCCCAACGAACATCCGTATTATTGCGATAGACACCATCAGAAATGCTTGATGGTTGTTCTTCTAGCCACTGTAGAAAGTCGTCACTTTCTTTGAGTTCTGCAAAGTCTGGATGCAACGCAGTAAGTTGTTTTTCAGCAGTAACTCGTTCTGCCTCTTCTTCCTTTTGTCGCAGTACTTCCAGATGTTCTTCGACTTGTGAAACTCGATCATTAGCTTTTAGCGAAGAAATAGTTTCGACCACATCATACACATCAGGGTATTGATTACGGAAATTTTCAAGTTCTTCCGCTGTCTTAGGAAGCTGATCTACTCTCGGAGCGTCAACCATCTTGAGTTTGGCTTCAAGAATTTCTTGGTTTTGTTTCCACTCGTTAAGTTTCGTATCATAGTGCTTCTTTAGATCATCATACCGTTTTTTGTAATCGTGATCTTCTTTTTGAACGATACCTTCTGTAAGTTGAGGAGTAGCCGCTTCTTCTACAACGGGGTCCAAAGTTTCTTCGTCAGGTTCGTTCAGGGTTCGCCTATACGCATTTTCGTATGGGGTAGGCTCAAGTGCCTCTTCTTCTGTAATGTTTTCGTTGTCAGTCATGTTTGTATCTCCTTTCTCTCGCGGGGCCGAATGTTATATATTCGGGTAGCCGTGCGGAGGAGTAGTTAAATAGCGGGGCCGATTTACATCGGGTAGCCGCTCCGGTAATGAAGCGTTTAGTAGCTCCAAACTGTTGGTCGTGGACGCCCTTTTGCAGACACCATGTTATCAAGGTGTATAAAACGTCCAGACGCTAATCCTTTTTGTTTTACGCCAATACCTGTCATACCGTGTTGTAAAGCTATGCCTAAAAGATCGTAGGCATCTTCGTAGTTTACACCAACGTCTACAGCTTTGCCGTGTAAGTGTGGAGAGTCCTTTGCTCCACCAATATTATTATTGTGCGTTACGCATCGAAATGCAGATGTAATAATCATAGGACGATCAAACTCTTCGCGAATTGCAATAAGCATATTCATAAAGTCGTCTCTCATGGGCGCGTCTTCGCAACCACATTTGCACTTTAATTCGTCGTGCGTAAAATATTCCCAGTTTTGTCCCATTAGTTATTCTTTTTCTTTACAAGACCACCTTCGCTCATATCAAGAAGCTTTTTCTCTTCTTCTTTCTTTTTCTGCATTGGAGATGGGCTTTGTAGAGGACTGCCCTTACCCGGAGAGTGCAACGTTTCACCGCTAGGCTTTTGTATCATACCGCCCGTTTGCATCATAGGCGGCATAGCTTGTGGCGGCATGGCCTGTTCTTGTGGAACTTGCATAGGAGGCATCTCTGCCTGTGCCATCTGTTGCGGTTCTTGTGGAGGTGGCACAAAAGCTTTTTCTTTGTCGCCTCTGTTCTTTTCGAGTTGTGCGCGAAGCTCTAAGCCCTTCTCACGATAGGTTTCAAGACGTTGTATACCGATATACTCTACAAGTTCTTTCGGAATACGGTATTCAAAGTTAGAAATCTTAATCGGAATATCTGCGTCAGGATCAGCACCTTCAATCTGCACACCCTCTTGCTGTGCTTGTTTCATAGCTTTCTTAACTTCGATATTAATATTGTTAAGCCCTACAAAAAGAACAGACTCATACGGAAGAATAAAATCTCCTTCTTTTGCTGTTGTAGGAATATCGTCCTCTACGGACTCTACACCACCCTCTGTAGGTAGATCGCCCATAGGTTCGTTTACTACACCAGCTTCTAAAGGTGGTGCTTCCATTTCAGGAATGTTAGGTTGAATAAGTGCCATTGTTTTTCCTTTTGTTAAAACTTACCATGAATCTCCAGTGGCGTCTGAGTCGGTTGCTTGGTCAGCGGATTCGGAAGGGTCATCACCGGGATCACCAAATGCAGCGTCATCAGCAAGAGCAAAAGCTGATCCATATGTCTCTCCTACACCCGAAGTTCCATGTGAAGGGTCGTCTTCATCATCATCAGGAAAACCCATAGCGCCTGCATAAGAATCTTGAGTGGCTACTGTTGTCGGCTCTGGATCGGGTGAGAAAAGAGAGAAAAAAGAGTCGATAAATCCTTTTGGCCCAGAAGGTATAGTGCCGTAATCATATCCTGCTTCTGTAGGAAATCCAGCAGTAGGCCCAACTATTGAACCCGGTCCAAAAAAATCTGCATCAATATCTAGTTCATGTTCTTGCATCAAGCTTCTTTCAGCAATGGCTATCATGTCCTGAATTGTATTTTCATCCGTAGTTTTTGATAGACCGTGTTCTCCTTCTGCGCCAAAAAAACCTCGACTAAGCATTTTATCCATTTCGTCTTCTGTAGTTACAAATGGATTAGAAAAGACATCTTCTACTAAAAGATCAAATTCTTCTTGTTCTTCTGTCATTTCAGCAAAAAAATCTTCAGCACTTGAACCCGGAAGAAGCCCATACAAAGCTCCTTGTAAAATATCTATAGGACCAAAACCTGAATAAGGACTGTTATATGCTGCTAAAGCAGATGATCCAAGAGCCACGGCTGCACCGAAAGGGCTTGGAAAACCGGGTATAGGAAGGCTAGGAGTAGTTAGAGCAGGATTTATTAAACCTACTACTGTTGAAGCCGCCTTCACGGGTAGACCTTCTATTTCTGATTGAATAGCTTTTGAAATACCTGATTGAATACTTGCTACAATAGCTGGAACTTCTGGACTCTCTTCTAGACCCGGTATCGGTCCTTCACCTCTTGCAGCAGCTTCAGCTTGTTCAGCAAAATCTGGGTCTTCAGGAGGTGCAAAATCATCGTCAAAACCATCTTGTCCTGAAACATCCACAAAACCGGAAGGTTTAAATTGTTCTGAAAGTTCTTGAAGAACATTCTTTTCAGTAGTTACATCTGAAAAATCATCTTGATCTGGTTGTAATATATTTTGAATAGTGCTTTTAGGTACAAGACTTTTCGGTGGTTCTACTTGAGGAAGTTGAAATTGAGAAGGTTGAAATACACCTCTTTTTATTTGTTCAATCGCTGGAAGACCTTGAGGTACAAAACCTATGTTAGAAAAGTTGCTTTCCGGGCTTCCAAAATTTGCAAATAATTTTCTAAGAACGTCTGCTCGCAAACGTCTAGGTTTAGTTGTTTCATCGAAAATAGAATCACTTTCATTTTGCTGTTTTTCAAGTAATTTCTCTCTTTGTATATCTACAAAAGATTTAGGGGTGCCTAAATTAAGTTTTTCAAATTTACCATCTGATACGGTATCAAGGACAAAATCTTCACTATCGGTATCGGCAGGTGAACCAAAAGACGGAATAAGAAGATTTGAATCGAAGAAAGAGGAAAATTGAGCTTTTTGTCTTTCTTCAGAAAGTTCTTTTTCTGTTTTAGGTACAAATGGTGAACTTCGGGGAAAATATTTTCTAAAATCTGGGTGTTCAGGATAGGCCCACGGAAAATCGGCGGGGTCTTGCCTATCATCATCATATAATGATACACCCCTTTGGTCTGGCTGATCGTTAAAATGAAAATACTGACGAGATTGCTCTGCATCAAGTTCTTTAAGAGTATCGAGTCTGCCACCAGTCGTATCAAGTGCTGAAATACCGCCAGCAGCTTCTACCCATCCACGCCATTGTTTAAAAGCTTCTTCAGTAATGTTTTCTCCAATAATTGCCATTTAATTATTCTTTTTGTTTAGCATCTGATTTAACCGATACCTTCAGGCTCTGAAGTGTTTCCAGTAAAGCCAGCTTGCCCTGCAAGCGGCGCATCTCCAATTCCGATTCCGCCACCACCAACTGCCGTTGCATCATTTGGCCCAACTGTTGTAGGTGTTCCTCCAGCGGCTCCCATGCCTCCGGGTTGTTGACCAGCGGGAGAAGCTTCTTCGCCTGTTGTGCGTTCATTTAGTCCTCTCAATACTTCTGCAAAAACAGCAGCATCATTTACATCATTTACAAGAAGATCAGGATCGATATCTTGACTGATAGCTAATTCACGTACCAGATTAGGAATCTTAATAAACGGTGCAAGCATCGGGTTAGCTACTGTTTGCAACAGTGCAGTCAGACGTTGACTACGTACTTCCTTTTGTATAACTGCGCTTGTACCGCGAGGTTTAATTTCTAAGTCACCGTGTATCTCATTCATGTTGTCGTTGAACTGCATGTTCCATTGAAAGAACGCTTCGCCCATCGGCTTGAGAAGAAAGTCATCAATATTTTTAATAACAGTCTTGATACTGAGTCCTGCACTCGACATCAGCATACTAAGACCTGCTGCTGTACGTCCTGTGCCTGTTACGCCTGTCTGACCATGTACGATACTGGGAATACCTGTTTGCTCATCTGCAAGCTGACGAGCCTTGTCGTACATCTGTATATTTTCTCCAGCAGTATTCGGAAACTTAATACCGTTGATTGCTGTACCCGTAACACCAGATTGACGCCGAAAGACCTTACCCGGATATACATCGTAGGACTGACCGGGAACAAGCTGCGTTTCGTCAATATCAAACACAAGATTTCCTGCTAGAGCCAGATTGTCTATAGCCATACGAACGTGTCCGTTCATAAGAAGCTGACTATCTTCCATGTTCTCTGCTACACCCACGCCAAAGATTTGGTAAGGGTTCAGTTCAAAAGGAAATGAGTAGAAGGGAAGGCGTGTCGGTAGAAACGGATTGGATACAATACGAAGAATTTCGTTTCCACAAATCCAAGCGTTTACCTGAATAGACGGTCCCGCATCTGCTGGTATTTCAAGACCAGCGTCTTCGGCACTGTTCGTATCCATGATACCCCAGTACTCCAGCACCTCGTAACGAAATTTTTCATTTTGTGTATCTTTTTCGTTATTGTAGAGCGTACTTTCAAAATAACGTTCTTCATAGTTTGGTCCTTCTTCTAGAACAGCTTCGATAGCTTTTTGGTCAAAGAAAGGTCGATTCAGTAGATCGTAAAGTTGTTCACGATTAAAACGATGACGTTGAATTACATATTCGCAATCGTGTGTAGAAGTTGCAGAGGGATCAGGATAGAAATCCCAACAGCTTACAGACTCGATACGAGGCACAGACTTGTCGTATGGAGAATAAATCTTTTCATTTGTGTTCTCATCTAAAGACCAGTTATGCACAGTTTTACTGTAGTTAAACGGTCCTTTGATGATGCCCGTGCCAAGCAAAGCACATTCAAACAAAGCGTGTCGCATTACAGTTACAGCGTTCGTATCTAAAAGCTGATCCTGAATACACTTTTCTAGAAAACGTGCAGACTCACGGGCAGGAGCTACTTGTGGTTCTCCTGCACGGGCTGGCCCTTCCTCTAGATTTGCTCCCTCGTAATGATCTTCCATGCCTGCTAAAGGTGTAGCTTCTTTGGCACCCGGAAGCAGTTCTCGTCCATCACCCGGAAAACCTATAGGGTCTTCTTCCTGTTCGGGTTCAGGTGATGGGTTCTTAGAGAGGTGAGCAAACTCCACAATACCTTCAGGCACTGGAGTTGACTCGACTGAAATGGGAAACTTATTTTGTGAAAAAAGAATGTCTACGATCTGACCGTAAGCGGCAAGAACTTTTGTTTTTGTAATTTTAATAAAAACCTGACTTCGTTCATTCTCACGGTACTGTGTAGAAGAGTCATAGATACCGCGATAATTCTTATAAGCCTGTAGCCATCTTTCTTCATCGGGAAGCCTTCCAGTTTCAGCGTCTTCAAAACGAGACTGAATGGTTCCAACAAGTTCATACTTGTCTTCTTGCTTCATTTAAATGCAACTTTCGTTGTGTAATACAAAATTAACTGTGAGGGCTGGACTCAGCCATTTTTCCAAGAACGCTTTCGTCCATGTGCTTGCTACCAGCTTCTGACGGAAAGGATTCAGTCAAAGGGTAGTTGCGTTTAATTACAGTGTCGAACTCAAGCGGTTCGCGATAAAGAGCCGATTCGTTAGCATCGGACATTTCGCCCTGCTTCGACATCTGACCCGAAATGTAATTAGCACCGTACATTTGTTTGTTTCCTGTAGGCATAATATAAATTCCTTATGTTGTTACATTGGTTCATTAAATAGATCAGCAACTTGTTGTTGCAAGTCTTTTTTTGCAAAACGTATATTATCTAATTGTTGTTGATTTATGCTTTGAGTATCTAGTTCTGTAATTCCGCTATCTTTCATAATTCCTGACGTAGGTTGCCTAGACTCTAAATCAACTCTTTGAGAATATTCTTTTTCTAAAGAATCTAAAAAATTTAGTCCCTCTTCATCTGGTTGTGCAGCTACAATATCCGAAGATACTTGCGTTTCTCTTTCAAGAAAATTGGGTCTTGATTCAATCTCTTCTGCAATTGCATCAAAGGCAGTCATGCTTACGAAGCCAAGTGGACTTCTTCTTAGTACTTTTCCAAAATTTTTCTTAACCCATTTCTTAACTTTGTTTTCTCTTTTTTTATCATCTTTAATTTCAGGCTCTTCTTCAGCAGGTATATTTCTACCTTTTCTTTGCTCGTCAACTGTTTTAAGAATATCCTTTAAAAGATCTTTACCAATATCTACACCACGGAAAAATCTTTGAATATCAGAAAAACTAGGTATAAAGTCTATTCCATCATCATCATCGTCGTCGTCGTCATCGTCTAATACTTTACCTGTTCTCCTAAAGATATCTCTTATTTGTTGTTCGTCTTCAAAGAACTCTGATGCTCGTCTACGTGCATCTTGTGCTGTTTGTGGAATATCTTCTTGTGGTGTATCGGTAAAATCAAAGTCACTTTCAGGAGAAGTAACAACAGGTTCTGGCATTACAGAGGGTTTTGAAGGTGCTTCAGGAGCCTCTAGCTCGTTAATAACTTCTTGTACAGAACTGTCAACTTTTAACTCTGGATTTATTTTTCTTTGTATTATTTGATCCAAAGAATCAACTGACTCACTACCGACTTCCTTTTGAGCTTGTTCTATTTTATCTTCAAAAGCTTTAAATGCTTCTGGTGTCTTCAAATTTTCTATTATCCATAATTTAGATTCAAAAGATAAATCAGGACGATTATTCAGTTGTGTGTCAAATTCTACTTCTTGTAAGACATTTTTTGCTAAATCTCTACCTTGAGTTTCTGTTGTTGCTGGGTCTGTAAAACTATCACTAAGATCAATTTCACTAATATTAAAGGTGTTTCTTAAAAAGTCTCTTTTACTTGATGCTCCTGAATTTTTTTGAAGTTCATCTTCATATAGCTTCATAACTTCAAGATCAGTGCGTCCTTCTTGAACATCGCCTATGTAATGTATTTTTTGCTGTTGATCTATACCTGTTTCTGAAGCAACTTGTTTTAGGCTTGTATGCCCCATAATGTATCGTAAGTTACCAAAAGAACCCGGAACATAAAGAGCAGTTGACATAGATGAAAGTTTTCTTAACATTCCAAAAGTGCTTATAGGTCCGGTAAATTTACCTGCATCTACGAATGCTTGAGTTTTTTCTGCTACACCACCCGGAAGTTGAAGTGCGTTATTTACTTTAGTAGCAAACGCTCCTTCATCTACATTATTATCTCGAAACAGGTACGTTCTATCTGGGTTGTTTTCTGCGATCTGTCCAAGAAAATCTTGCATGAACGGAGTTAGTTTAACACTAGTATATCTTTTTTGACCTTTTTTCGCACCTTCTTGAGGCACAACAATTTGATCTCCGTCTAAATACGGATCAGTAGCATCTTTTAAAATATTTCCTTTAGCATCTCTTTCAGGATTTATTCTTAAACGAGAAACTTGCACTGTTCTGTGTGGAATAAGAATATTATACATAATAGCTGCTTTGGCATCAGCATCTGTTATAACACTCATTCCCTCTTTTACAGCTTGTGTTATTAAAGGTGCATCAGAAGCTCGTATACTTCGTGTAGCAAGCGCCTTACCCTGTAATCTTTTTTGTCCATAAGTTTTTGAACCACCTAATTCTTGCCTCAGAGCGATATCATCAAGATATGTATCCCGAATTATCTTTTTTTCTTCTTTTGAAAATCCAAGTTGTTTTCTTGCGTAAAAAATACCTTGACGTAAAGCAGAAGAACCTCCCTTTGCGCCTTTCATATCAAATTCTTGAGATACTCCTTCTCTTATATAACTTTGAATAGGAGTATTTAAAATTTCTTTCTCGTCTTGTCCGGTTTTTGTATTAATTTTACTTACAAGATTAGACCAATTTGCTATAGCAGACGAAGGAGTTGGAGATACAGCCAAACTTCCTCCACCCGGTTTATCTATATTTGTAGTAGATGGGAAAATTTTAGCTAACATTTCTGAACTAGGGTCTTGTACAAAAGATTTTTCTAATATCTTTAAACCTTTTTCATTTAATGTAATAAACAAAGCATCTTTGATCGTTAAAGTTCCCTCTAACGTTTTTTGTTTTAGTTCTTCTTTATACCTAGAAAGGTCAAAACCTTCTTGAGCTAGGCCAAGAAAATCTATAATTCTAGCTACGCTTTTTATTTGTTTTTCTAGTTCTGTT